CTCACACTATCCAACGAGAACTATGACAGATACTTTGACGACGAGGATAGAGACGGTGTTACCACAGGCTCTACAACTCAAGAGATAAATAGCGAGGGTATCGAGGACTTAGAGATTAAACTAGAGTCTGCTATATTCTACAAGTCGCTTTGTAGCGAGGAAGCTAACGAGCGTCCGCAGAACCTTACTTCGGGAGCGTTTAGCGAAGAACAACTAGGACTAGCTAAAAACATATTCTCTCAGAACGACGAGGTAGGGTTTAGATTCGGCTACGTGAAAGCTCCTAACTACAAGACTTGGTTACTACACCCATTCATAGTGTTCAACCCTGACGAGGATTTCTCAGGAGCTATGAAGACTGCTACAGAGAGAACCTACTCGAAAGGTAGTATAGGTTTTGATGAACTTAGCGGCAACGACGCGCATTTCATATTCAACGGAGAGATGACTCACGTAAGCCCCTCAGGATTCGATTTAAGAGCAGAAGACGAAGACGGTAACACTACAGACTACTACGACCTTTATAGCGCAGGAGAAGGGCTTAAAACAGCTAACCTGCCTACAGTAGAGTTTGATATGGTTGTACCTACATCTAGCCTGTCTAGCTTAGACTTCTTTATGCAGACTCTGACTGCGGCAAACGTGACTAATAACACGATATACGTGAAGAGCGCAAGAGGTAAAGTGTACGGAGACTTTGCTTATTTAACTATCGAAGGGTTAATAGATTAATATTGTATATCACTAAAAGAGACAAACATTAATGGACAGCAATAATAACTTACCATTATTCAACATCACCCTAGACGACTTCGTAGAGGGTATGTATAAAATATCACTAGTAGACAAACCCGCGATTGAAGAGAACTTCCTTTACTTCAGCGAGCAAGAAGCTCCTGTGTTAGAATTTGCTAACGAAGAGAAGAAAGAAGTCGTAGGTCCTATTATGATTCCTAACAAACCTATCCTCAGACATTCTCCTGAGAAGGGTTACTACAACGTTCAATTTACTGAAGAAATTATCCAAGAGATAATGTATAAGTATAGTAAAGACGGACTTTGGAACTCATTCGGCATACACCATTCGTACGACACGCACGATGTGACTATGCTAGAAGTTTGGATGAAAGAATCTGATAACGATAAGTCTAAGGACTATGGTTACGACCTTCCAAACGGTACAGTATTCGTAAAGACTAAGATTGAGTCTGACGAATTATTCAACGCTATCAAGGACGGAGAGGTCAATGGATTCTCTATCGAGATTGAAGCGAATATAGAACTAACTAAACACGAAGAAGAAATGAACGAATTTTCATTTGGTATGGAGTTGGGCAAAATGATTACACGTATTGAGGCTTTAGAGGCTCAGAACGCTGAGTTTGTTGCACAACTAGAGAACTTCAACGCTCCTGTAGAGGAGGTTGTCGAGACTACAGAAGAAGTTTCTATCGAGTTGAACGTAGAGGAAGCAATTGAAGAGGTAGCTGAAGAAGCTGCTCCTGAGGTTGTTGCTGAAGAAGTTCAAGAAGAAGTTGCTGAGGTTGTAGAAGAAGAGCTGTCAGTCGTTGACGAGACAGTTGTAGAAGAAACAGTAGAGGAAGAGTTTTCTGCGGAAGAAGAAGTTAACGAAGAAAAGGTTGAGGAAGAATTTGCAGCACTTCAAAATGAAGAAGAAGTTGTAGAAGAGCCAAACACCGTTCTTGAGTTCAACGGAATCACTCCTGAGAAAGTTAACTTAGTTAACGATTTCTTTTCACGTTTCAAATAATCAATTAACAATAATAATACTCTAAACAAAAAACAAAATGAGTTTATCTATTTCAAACTTGCCTTACGGCGACAGACGTCCTGATACTTTTATCGATACTATGGTAAAGAGTGCAGGTGTATTAAACCGCTTCCGTTTGGTTGACGGTGTAAAGAACAAAGTAAATGTTCCTATTTTTGATGCTGCTTTAACTTTCGGTACAGATATCTGTGCTTGGGACCCTCAGTCAACTGCGACTATCGGTGAGAAAGAAATGAGCGTTGACACTTACAAGTGGTCATTCCTTAACTGTAAAGATGCTCTTGAGTCTTCTTACCGTGGTTTGATGCTTAAGAAAGGTCAGCACAATGCTGAGACTATGGACGCTGAGTTCAAGGATTGGGTTTTCGATTACTTCGCTAAATTGTCTGCACAAAAAGCTCTTGAGCTTGCTGCTACTAAATTAGTTACTGAATTAGACGCTGACGGAAACGTTATCGCTTTGGATACTAACGTTGCGACTATCGGTAAAGCTAACGTATTAGGTGTTCTTGAGGCTTCTTACGAGGCAATGAGCGCTGTAATGTTGTCTGCTATCTTCGGAGATGCTGACCGTGCTTACCGTCCTGCATTCTTTATGGGTACTGCTGCTTACCAAGCTTACCAATTGGCTATCGCTGACAAGTTCACGACTACGCCACAAGGTATCATCGAAGGAGCTATCCCACAATACTTAGGTATGGAGATTATCCACTTCCCGTCAATGGCTGCTAACGAGGTTCTCGTTTCTGCTCCTGACAACATCGTAATGCTTACTGACGACTACAACGACGTTAAAGCTATCGATATGAAGTACGAAGCTGAATTGTCTTCTGATAAAGTATGGGGTCAGTTCAAGTTAGGTTTCTCTTACTTGAAGTCTGAGGAAATCGTTTACGGTAAAGACCGCGCTTAATCAATTAAATTAACAGTGAGGGGGAGAGCTTAAGGCTCTCTCCTAAACTAACCTAAAGACATAAAAAAATGGCTTGTAATGTAAATCTTTCAGGTATTTCTTTCTCTTGTACTGACCTTCCCGTTGGTGGATTGACTCAGGTTTTAATCGGAGAGAAAAATGACCTAGACGCTCTTGTTTCAGTTGATACTGACAAGACTAGCGTAAACTACGGAGAGGTTACTATCACACCTACTACTGACGACTTGTTAGCTGACGGTGATGTTGTTGAATTGAACTTCAATAACAAAGATGGTTTCTCTGTATTCAATGATGTTAAAACTGTAAACGGAGATGGTTCTGTTTCTTCTATTCCAACTATCGCTATCGAGTTCCCTGTAATGAACGTAGCGAAGCGTGATGCTCTTGAGCAGATGGCTGTAGGTGGTGCTGAGTTAGTTGCTTTCGTTCAGACTGCGGCAGGTACTCACCACTTAGTAGGTTTCGAGTACGGATTGTACGCAGGAACAGTTGACGGAACTTCAGGTGCTTCACGTACTGACAAGAACCGTTACCAATTGACTTTAACAGGTGAGGAAAGCTCTTTGGCTTTTGCTTTGTCTGCTGCTAATTGGACTTCAATCGCAGGATAATATCTTGCATAGAATAACTTTAGGGGGTGGGGGAAACCCCGCCCTTTTTTCTAACTAATCACAATCACTAACAAATGGCTTTTAACTGTTCAGTAGCGTTCAGCGATATAGATATCAATTGTCAGGCAATGGACGTTGGTGGCATTAAGGCGGTAGCAATAGGTCAGCAATGTAACCTTACGCTTGTCTTTGATACTAACGATGAGACTACTATTACCTCGTTAGACCTAGTAGATTCAGTTAGATTCGAACACAACAAAAAAGACGGCTCTACAGTATTCTCTGAGTCTAAGACAACCAATGGTGGATTAGGTGTCGTTAATACGGACATCACTATACAACTACCACGTCTAGATAACAAGGTGAATCAATTAGATTATATGAGTCGCAGACAAGACATAGTCTGTCTTATGTTACACAACAATGGTAGCATAACCGTCAGTGGATGGATGGACGGACTAACAATGGATTACTCAGCTACGAGTGGAACAGGTATTCAGGATAAATCTTTTGTAGATATTAAACTGTCAAGCACGAGTTGGATTTCATCTTTAGTTATGGATGACGATACAGCGCTTACAACACCATTGTTCGACTAATGTATACGCTAGGAAAACAAACAGGATATAGCAACAGATTAACTAACAACTACGGGTCTATCTTAGACTACGTACCAAGTAGCCCTCTAGGATACTCTGCGAATGTAGTAAATAACTACAGCGGAATCCTTGACTACATAGAGTTTAGAGATTACTATAGCTGTACACTAATAGACATACAACCACCCGTTACTTGGGATATATGGGCTGTTAATTGGGAGAACATAGACACTAATTGGAATAACGAGGTATATAATTAATTATGGCGACATTACAAGGACAGCAACCGAAGGATACGTACAAGGGTCTAATAAAGACCTCAGACAGCCAAGAGGTTAACATAGAGAAAACCTTACAGGACGGAGCGGGCAACACACTGCCTATGACCGTGTCCCCTACAGCTATAGGACTCACGGGAGACTTAGAGGACAACGCGGGAGACGTAGGTGTTCAGGGTCAGGTTCTTTCAGTTACGTCAACGGGCCTTAAGTGGGCTAGCAGAACATACACGTTTACCCAAACAGTCAGTACGGCTACTTGGTCTATAACGCACAACATAGGGGCATTTCCTTCAGTTACTGTAATCGACTCGGTTGGTAACAGGGTGATAGGAGATATTACTTATACAGACGATAGGTCGCTGACCTTGACATTCAAACAGGCTTTCAAGGGTAAGGCTTATCTTAATTAATAATAAATAATAAAACAAATGGCTTCTAAATTTTTGATTGACATTGACCTTAACGGGAATGAGATTCAGAACTTCGGTATTCAAACTACGGGAACTCTGCCTACATCTCCATTTAATGGTCAGGTTGTAAACCACAGTGGTGTCATCAAAGTCTACGAAACGTCTTCTACATCGTGGAAGTATGTAGGTATGGCTGCTGATGGAACTACTATCACTGAGTCTTCAGGCGTTATCTCTGTAGGTGCTATACCTCAGTCTAGCGTTACGGGTCTTGCTACTTCTTTAGGTAATAAGGTTGACGACTCTCAAGTATTAACAGACGTACCTACAGGTGCAGTATTTACGGATACTACTTACACTGCGGGTGACGGTCTTGACTTATCAAGCACTGAATTTTCTGTAGATAGCACAGTTGTACGCACTAGTGGCGCACAGACTATCGCGGGTGACAAGACATTCTCTAACAACGTTGCTATCAATGGCGACCTTACAGTTAGCGGTGCAGTTACTTCTAAGTTATCTGAAGAGGTTCTTATCGAGGATAATATGGTTGTCCTTAACTCTAACGAAACAGGCACTCCTAGTGAGAACGCAGGTATCGAGGTAGAGCGTGGAACGGCTGCTAACGCTTCTGTATTTTGGGGCGAGTCTACTGACCGTTGGTACTTTACAGACGGAACGAACACCAACGTTATTCCTGTACCTAGTGAGTATTCTACGGCTAATGATATCGACTACGTTAACTCTGCTTCTTTTAACTCTAGCAACGGTGAACTTACTCTTTCAGGTGTAGGTAATGCAGGAGCTGTAGTTGATTTAGACGGACGTTACTTAACTTCTTTCACAGAGAGCAATGACTTCGCTACAATCGAGGTAAGCGGACAGACTGACGTATCCGCTGCATCTCAGGGAGACACTGTAGAGTTTGCTGCCTCAGGTGGTATGACTATCACGACTTCAGGACAGGTAGTTACATTTAACTCAGCTAACGATAATGATATTGATTACATTAGCGGAGCTTCTTTTGCTAGTGGTACTCTTACCTTAACAGGTGTAGGTAACGCAGGGACTTCTATTTCTTTAGACGGACGCTACTTACAGTCTTTCACTGAGTCTGACCCTATCTTCTCGGCTTCTGCTGCGGGTAGTATCACAACTACTCAGGTATCTAATTGGGATACTGCTTTCGGTTGGGGAGACCACGGTACTGAAGGTTACTTAACTGCTCTACCTACTGCGGGTATCGGTGCGGGAACTCACGGTGATACCGCTGACGGAACTAAGATTGATACAATCACAGTTGATGCTCAAGGTCGTGTTACTGCTATAGCTACAGGTCCTGTAGTTGACAACAACACTCAGCGTACTGACGAAGAGATTGAAGACGTTGTAGGTGCTATGTTTACAGGAAATGTTGAATCAGGAATAAGCGTTGTTTACCAAGACGGCACTGCTGACATCGACGTTGTAACTACTCAACATACTTACGCTCACCAAGAGACTAGCTATGCAGGTGGGACACTTGCTATCGGAAACCACAACTTAGACCTTAGTCAAGGTGCTATAGTTCAGGTTTATGATATCTCTAGTAACTCTCACCAACAGGTTGCTACGGACGTAGTGTTAGACACTAGTAACCAAGAGATTGACGTTGTACTTCCTGCGGGCGATTGGAAAATCGTTGCACACGGAACGAGAGCTTAATAATAACTTTATGGCGGGGCGGTTAACGCCGCCCTCCTATAAATAACCACAAACAAAAAATAGATTATGGCTAATAAGGTATTAACAGATTTAACAGTAGACGGCACGGTAACTGCTACCTCAGGTAATTCCACAAATTGGAATTCAGCTTTTGGTTGGGGCGACCACTCAGGTCTGTACGATAACTATTCTTCTTTTAACCTTAAAACCAATGGAACACAGCGTACTACCGTAACAAGCGGTGGTACTGTTGATATTGTCGCGGGAACCAATGTAGGCGTTGCGTATAGCGCAGGGGGTGTGGTTACTCTTTCGTCTACGGACACTACATATTCCGCGGGCACAGGTTTGGATTTGGCGGGGACTACGTTCTCTGTCGAGTCTGACTTGCGCGATGTCACTCACATAGGTAAGGACTCAAGCAATTATATACAATTCAATGTCGACGGCAACGGAGATATGGACTTCTACGCTGCGGGTAGTTGGGTAGCTAGACTACAGAGCGACGGAGCTTTGCACGTTGTAGGTGATATCGTAGCATTCTCTGACATATTTAATCCTTAATAGTATGGCCCTACAATCTAGCGGTCAAATCAAGTTCTCCGAACTAAACACTGAACTCTCTAGAACATCTACCGACGAAATAAGTCTAACAGATGCATCTACGGGAGTATTAGGTGCTATAAACACAAACAACGCTGTAGCTGACAGACCTGACCAATCTGAACCTCACGCTATAAGCGAATGGTATTCTTACAACCATAACGCGGCAGGTGCTTACACTAACACTCACTACTATAATAACAGCAGAACAGCTCTTAGAAGAAGTGCTACTGTCTCTCCTTTCAACCTAAGTGGCTCTCAGGATTTAACTGTATCTATGTGGGTTAAGCAAAAGCCTACTACCGCTAACGAGATTATGTGGGACTTGTCTAACACGTCTAGCAACTCAGCTAACAGATTCTTCTTGCAATACCACAAGTCTCTTAACAGGATTGTAGCCCGTCACAGAACGGGTAGTGTTAACTACGACAGACAGTGGTCGTTACACGATAACAACTCTGTAACAGGAACAGGTACTAACTCAGGAGTGGCTTGGAGTGATACAAATAGAGGTAATGTAAACTCTGACGGTTGGGGTATGCTTACAGTTGTATACGATGCTTCTCAGTCTAACGCCGTTAACGGCCTTAAGCTGTATTGGAACGCTGCAGAGGTGGCTACCTCAGCGGTTGCTAACTCAGGAACTAGGAGTAGCTCGGCGGTCAACGACTTTACCATAGGTAATAATAACCACAACTCAACAACTACTGCGGGTGGTATGAATGCTAATGTAGATGAGATAAAGATATTTACAAGCGCTCTAAGCGCGTCTAACATAACATCTCTATACAATAGTGGTGTAGTATCAAACGCAGCTAATTCGTACAGCACAGGGCTTCTTACGGAGATTACCTTCGATAGCGACACTGCTGATTCTAACGGCAACTTCCCGCTTAACAATAGAGACACGGGAACAAGAACAGCGTACTAATGAGACACTTAAAGAAAATATTTGGTTCACAGGTTCAGGGCGGCAGAGGAGTCGTCCTGCCTCACCTGTACTTCACTTACCTGTTTATGAGCTTGGCTAGTAGTGCGGTTTACCACTTGCTAGGTAGAGAGGTATTAGTATCTCTATTTTCTTGGTATTACCTTAACGGCGTAGACCAAGTGTTAATGGGCGTAGCAGTGCTTGAGCTATTGATACGTATACCCTTAATAAACAGAAGGGCAAAGGGGTAAAATTTGTATATCACTAAAAGGGCATTACTTTAAACAACCACTATGAAGTTAACCAAAAAAGAACAAGCAAACTTATCAGGTTTAATCAACGAGATTAAGCGAGTAGAGTCTGCTATCGGTCAATTAGAATTACAGAAGTCAAACGCTATCGACGCTATGCGCGGAATGATGAAGGCGCTTGACGAGGTAAAAGGAGTGCTAACAGAAAAATATGGAGACGTTCAAATCGACGTAGCTTCAGGGAACATCACAAAGACGGATGAAGAGACTAAATAATCAGGAAGTAAATATTATTTCCGTAATCAGAACTTACGATATGAGCAGCCAATTCTATGAGGTTGATGTTCAGTCAACTTCTGATGCGTCTCGTAACTACACCTTCTCAGTTGGTGTACATTTACCTAGCAATTGCAAAGACTTTGCTACGGTGATTGTAGATTTAACTGCTAACAGTGTGGAATCGGGCGAGTATATTATTGGTCTTAGAGACGTTAGTTCAGGCGGGTCTGATACAGTTGTAGAGTTTTTAGCTCTTGTAGAAGACAATGACAGAACAGAAGTGAATACCACTGACGTATATGGCGATTCTATAATCTTCTAAAAAGAAATTAAATGGGTTTATTCGACAGAATTAGTGAGACATTTGCCTCGTACACAAACGTACAGGCTACCACTACTAGCATAGCTTCCAATGAGTTGGAGAATGCTATTAGAGACTTAAGCGGTAAGTATCGTTTAGGGCAAACAAACAAAGGCTCGTACATCAAGTTCGGCGTGCAGGATGATTTCCCTGTGATGCTAGACAAGATGCTTCGTCAGTCTCCTGTTCACGCAGGTATCCTAACAAAGAAAGCTAAGATGGTTGTAGGTACAGATGTATCTTACGACGATAGCTTCCTACCAACTAAGAAGGCTAAGGCTGAGCTTAAGGTATTTGTACAGAACTGTGCGGGTGCTAACAAGGGTTTGTACGACGTACTTACTCACGCTTCTTTCCAATACGAGAAGTCAGGCGCTTATGCGCTTTACGTTCGTTGGAACAAAGACCGTACTAAGATGCTAGAGCTTTGCTCTCTAGACGTTAAAGGTGTACGTGCGGCAGAGCCTGATGCTAAAGGAAATGTTACTAGCTATATCGTGCGCCGTATGTTCGGTCAAGGTGCAGACTCAATGCAACACAACGAGGCTAGATTATACCCTGCTTTCAACAAGTGGGACAAGAAGCAAACAGAAGCTGTATTGTACGTCACTAATCCATTCTCAGGTAATGAGTTCTATGGCGTGCCTAACTACATTTCTGCGTTCCATTATATCTCTGCTGACTTTGCTTTCGGTAAGCACATCAAGAACAGTGCGGAGAACGGCTTTACGCCTAAGGTTATGGCTACGTTCGTTGGACGTAATATGTCACCTGAGCAGAAGGCTAAAGAGTACGAAGCGTTTAAGAACTCGTTCACAGGAACGGACGGAGAACAAGCTATGCTCGCGTGGGTTAAGAAGCCTGAGGACAAGCCTACGATTGAATCACTAGATATTTCAAACCTAGACAAGACGGTTGACGTTCTATCTAGATTAAACGATGCTAAAATACTAACAGCCCACAATGTTACAAGCCCTACATTATTTGGTGTTATGGTTAGCGGTAAACTTGGGGGTACAGGTAACGAGCTTGTCACTGCGTACCAAATTTTCCGCGCTACTGAAACGCTACCTAACAGAGAAATTCTATTTAACGGTGTGCAGCGTCTGTTTGATACAGTTGGTTTGGGAGAGATGTCTCTCAATGTAGTTGAAGAAGCTATAAACCTAGAGAGTATCAAAGGTGCTAATACAACCGACGTAACCCCTAAAGAAGAGAAGTAATGGTAGACATTTTATTCATAGACGACAACTACTTGTACAAGAACTTTCCTCTGCCTACTAAGATGGACAGAGCGCACGTATTGTCTATCATTCAGATTGAGCAGTTCACAACGCTACAGGATATTCTAGGGACTTGTTTATACGAACACTTAGAAGCTGCTATGTTAGCTCAGACGTTAACTACCGAAGAGGTGGAGCTTATGAAGCTAGTTAAGTATTGTTTAGCTATGCACACTGCTAAGGCCGCTATCACGTTTACACGTACTGCTGCTGCTTCACATAGTAATACAGATGCACAGGGTCAGACTCAGTACACTTTAGACGCTCTTACAGACTCTATAATGTCAAAAGCAAGCTACGTGTCCGATAGAATAATTAAGTTCGTTAAAAGCGATGCTACTATACTTGCTATCGCTCAAGCGGAAGGTTGTGACAACGACCTATTCAACGACGAAGACGAAGTAGGATTCGACGGCGGTTCAGTATTTTACCCTAACCCAAGTGGTTCAGCTAGCGACAGTTCGTCTAGCGACAACGGCTGCTAATAAAAACACAAACACAATATGGCTTTGCAAGACAGCAATAAGATTAACATAACACAGGCAGTAGCCCGTAAGACAGGTGTTTACACCATTGAGTTCAACGAGTCCAATGACACCCTTCAGGTAAAGAGAACAGAGAACAACGGTACGGTTACAGAGTTTCCGATACCTACTTCTGTGCGTAATGAGATTCAAGGATACATAGGGCTTTTGTCCGCTGTGTACTTTGATGGCGACGCTACGTCTTCTGAGATAGTTATTGAAGATGTTGACACTTGGATGGATGTTATTATGGATATCCACCCTCAGGGTGTTTCAGATGAGCGTCCTAACGCTATGGAATTAGCTCAATCACTTGGTTATGAGGGCGATGGCTCACTAGGTAATCCTATTGTGTTTTTGCTAGAGGGGCTAGAGGTTCAGTCTGCTGCTACGCTTAGAGCGTCTTTATCTTTCGTTCCTGATGAGGATGGCGGTAGATTAGACTCTAGAGTATTCTTA